CCGATGGAATCTGCACCATGATCTGGGGCGATTGGCGGCAAGGCATAGAACAAACCATAAAAGCGACCATAAATCGACCATATACCGTGGCCGATGAAATGGCCCATGTTGCTCGCGTGGCCGCAGCCAAAGCCGCCCGAGACCTAGAGCGTAAGAAGCAAAACGAAGCAGCCGCCAGCACCGTAGATAAGATATGGTCAGAGGGTGCATCCGCCAGTCCTGAGCATCCGTACCTAAAGCGCAAAGGCATCCAGCCCCACGGCGCAAAGATTACGGGCGACGGTCGCCTCATGGTGCCGCTCTTTGACTCGGACGGCGTACTCGCCAGCCTGCAATATATCGACTCAGAGGGCGGGAAGCTCTATCACCCTGGCGGGAGTGTAAGCGGTAAGTTTGGCATGATCGGCACCATGGATGTGCCTGGTGTGTTGTACGTGGCCGAGGGATTCGCCACCGCCGCCACCATCCATGAAGTAAGCGGCAGGCCGGTGATTGTGGCCTACAGCGCCAGTAATCTAGTGCCCGTTACCGGCACCCTGCGCGAGATTCACGGACAAGCACAAGACATTGTCATCGTGGCCGATAACGACGCATCTGGCGTAGGCCAAAAATACGCCGAGCAAGCCTGTGCCAAGTACGGGGCGCGTATGGTTATGCCGTCAATCTTGGGCGATGCCAACGACTACGCACAGGCAGGGCATGACCTGGCGGGGCTTTTGAATCCTCAAGCCGACAAAACCATGCTCGACAAGCTTAAGGTGGTGTTCGGCGACGGGCTATCCACCGACTACGAAGCCCCGAATGAGCTGGTCGAGGACTTCATGACCATCGGCGGCATGGCGGTGTTATATGGTGACAGTAACAGCGGCAAAACGTTTTTCGCGTTGTCTCTCGCCGCCCACATCGCCACCGGCCAGCCATTTTTTAAACGCCAAATAGACCCCGGCTTGGTGGTGTATCTAGCCAGCGAAGCCCCCGGCTCGATCCGTTCCCGAATGCAGGCCATCAAAAAGCACTACGGGTGCAGCCTCGAGAATTTGGCGATGGTGCCAGTGCCGCTCAATTTTTACGCCAACCAAGGCGACGCCAATGACGTGATCGAACTGGTCAAAACAATTGAACAGATCAAAGGCAAGCCAGTCCGCTTAATTATTGGCGACACCCTGGCACGCATGAGCGCCGGGGCAAATGAGAATAGCGGAGAGGATATGGGGCCAGTTATGGCTAAGTTTGATTCGGTAGCACAAGCAACCGGATCAGGCATGTTAATCATTCACCATAACGGCAAAGATCAAGCCAAAGGCGCACGCGGATGGTCTGGTATCAGGGCACACATTGATACGGAAATTGAGGTAATGGAAAAGGATGGGGTAAGGTCTGCCACTATCACCAAGCAAAGGGAATTACCGGGCAAAGGTGAGATTATATATTTCAGGCTTGAAGTAGTGGAGATGGGTGTAACCAAGTTCGGCAAACCGGCGACTACTTGCGTTGCGGTGCCAGATGAAAGCGCCAGCACAGAGCAGCCGCATAAGCGACCAACCAAGCATGATGAAAACGTCAGGACGTTTGAGCGAGCATGGTTTAATAGCGGCGCTGAAATAAGGGAAGATAAACCATATATAAGCAGATCGGCTTTGAGGGAATTACTTATATCTGATGGTATGTCAGAGCGCACCGCCAAGAACAAAACCGAGGCCAGCCGGTCAGATGGACTCATCGCGCCCATGCTTAACGCCGGAACAATTGAGCCGTTTGAGCATGGCTGGGTGGTCGTTGAAGGGGTCCAGGCCAGCGCCATGATGCTCAAAAAAAGTGCCCCTAAGTGCCCCTAACTGCCCCTAGGGGCTTCAGGGGCGTTTAGGGGCGATTGTGGAAAAATTAACAAAAAACGCCCCGCCCCTGCCCCTGACACCTATAGGTCAGGGGCGGTAGGGGCATTGTTAATTCGGCAGGGGCAGGGGCAGGGATTGCGAACAATGTGCAATGACGCACAATGTGCTATGATCAGGGGAAAGTGATGCAAGTGGGCGGGAAGCACTACCAGAAAGACATCCAGCCAATCGACGCGATGGCGGCATGGATGAGTCAGGAAGAGTTGCAGGGGTTTTACTGGGGCAATGTGATCAAGTACGTGGCAAGGTGGAAGGACAAAGGCGGGATGGAGGATTTAAAGAAGGCCCACGATTATTTAGAGAGGTTAATTAACATTCAGGGGGAATAATGGAAATAGTTTTAGCTTTTATTGGGTTTATGATTATCAGCGCGTTTTTGTTTTTGGATTAATTATGAATAAATATATTCTTGGTGTTTTATTGTTTGTTGGTATGACTAGTGGTGCGAGCGCTAACACATACGAATGCAAAGTGGATGGGCGCGGCATCATGGTTTGTTATCCTAAACCTCGTGGGTTTTGATTATGGGCCGAATGATTACCAAGCGATATCCTGAAACTATAAACAGCATCCTTGAAATGATGCAGTCAGGTAAAAGCTTGCGTAATGCTTGTGATGCTCATGGAATATCATCCGGCTCGTTTATGCTTTGGGTTAGCGAAGATCGCAATTTAGCCGAGCAATACAAAGCCGCTCGTGAGGCAATGATAGATAAGATTGCTGATGATACGGTGGCACTTGCTGATGCCGATCCTGAGCGCGGGCCTGATGGAAAAGTCGATAGCGGTTGGGTGTCGAATCAACGGCTGAAGATTGATACGCGCAAGTGGCTCTTAAGCAAGCTCGCGCCCAAGAAGTACGGCGACAAGATCGAAGTGTCTGGCGATGCTGACAACCCGCTCAAGATCGAGCGCATCGAGCGCGTGGTTGTTGGTGAAGTGATCGAGCAGCGCGCTTTGACAAATAAGGAGGATGAGTAATGCACTACATCACAGCACAACAAGGCAAGCGCCCCGTGATTTTGGCGGGGCCATACGATAGCGAAGACAAAGCTTGGGATGATATAGCCAAGGCTTACGAACACGCCCGCACGTTTGATGATGGGCGTGATCTCACGTTGTATGGCGTGGAGATGTTGCCGGGATTCAAAAGCCCCGGCAGGCTCAATCTGAGAGGCTTTCAAGTTGCCTGATAGCCCTACACCTCAAGAAGTACGCGAAACCCGCTCAAAGGCGGGTTTAAGCGCTTCCAAAGCCGCAGCATTGATCTATCGCTCTACTCGCAACTGGCAACAATGGGAGCTGGGTGAGAGAGCGATGGATCCGGCTCTTTTCGAACTATTTTGCTTAAAGGTAAAAAATGAACGATCCGGTGAGTGACTTGGTAATGCTGAAAAAGATTTGCGTTGAGTTGCAGCGTGAGATTGCTTACTCGCAGCCTGACCGTGGCGCGGTTGAGCGATTGGCACGCGATGTTGAGCACTTGGCGCAGCGCATGATCGAATGGGCGAAAGAGTGACCACACTCAAGATACAAACCCCGCGTTGGGCTTTGCCCCTGCTCAATCCCGCGCGATACAAGGGTGCATATGGTGGGCGTGGCTCTGGTAAGTCGCATTGCTTTGCGGAGATGCTTATCGAGGAACACATTCTGAACCCGTCTAGTCGGTCGGTTTGTGTCCGCGAGGTGCAAAAGTCTCTGGCCCAATCGGTAAAGCGGCTGCTCGAAATGAAGATCGAGCAGATGGGGGCAGGCGCTTACTTTGAGGTGCAAGAGGCGGTGATTAAGTCACGCAAGGGCGATGGCTTGATTATCTTTCAAGGTATGCAGAATCACACGGCGGATTCGATCAAGTCGCTGGAAGGATATGACCGTGCGTGGGTCGAAGAAGCGCAGAGCTTGAGTCAGCGCAGCCTTGATCTGCTGCGCCCGACCATCCGCAAGCCTGGCAGCGAGCTGTGGTTCACATGGAACCCAAGCCAGGCAAGCGACCCGGTGGATGTGCTGCTGCGTGGCTCAAACCCGCCGCCTGACTCTGTGATTCTTCCCGTCAATTACGACGATAACCCGTGGTTTCCTGAAGTGCTGCGCGCTGAGATGGAGTACGACAGGCGGCGTGACCCTGACAAGTATTCACACGTCTGGCTCGGCGGATACCTGCAAAACAGCACGAGCAGGGTGTTTAGCAACTGGCGAATAGAGGAATTTGACGCACCGAAAGACGCGGTTCATCGGCTTGGCGCTGACTGGGGGTTTGCCAGCGATCCGACAGTGCTGGTGCGCTGTCATATCGTAGGACGCACGCTTTACATCGACCACGAAGCCTACATGGTCGGGTGCGAGATTGTGAATACGCCTGACCTGTTCATGACGGTGCCGGAGTCTGAGAAGTGGCCGATGGTGGCGGATAGCTCACGGCCTGAGACAATATCTCACATGAGAGCACATGGCTTTCCAAAGATCATGCCAGCAGTTAAAGGGGCGAAATCGGTAGAAGAAGGCATAGAATGGCTCAAAAGTTTTGATATTGTTGTGCATCCTCGCTGTAAGCATACAATCGACGAATTAACGTTATATAGTTACAAAACGGACCCCTTGACTGGTAAAGTTTTGCCTGTGCTTGAAGATAAAAGCAATCACGTTATTGATGCGCTAAGATATGCCTGTGAAAGCGTAAGGCGCGCACAGCCTAAAAAGGTTGAAAACTTTGTGCCATTGCCAACAATCAACCGTTGGGGCGATACTGCGCGCAGGCACTAGGAAAAACACATATGGCTCGAATCTCTAAAGACCAGTACCTTGCAAACCTGCACGCTGAGGCGCTGGCAGAGTTCGACAACATTCAGTCTGCATTGCGCGACGAACGGCTTCAATGCCTGCAAGATCGGCGCTTTTACTCGCTGGCTGGCGCGCAGTGGGAAGGCCCGCTTTGGGATCAGTACGAAAACAAGCCAAAGTTTGAGGTGAATAAGATTCACCTTGCCGTCATTCGCATCATCAACGAGTACCGAAACAATAAGGTTTCGGTGTCGTTTGTTAGCAAAGAAGGCGAAGAATACGATAGCCTGGCCGATACCTGCGCTGGTCTTTATCGTGCTGATGAGCAAGACAGCGTTGCCGATGAAGCCTACGACAACGCTTTTGAGGAAGCTGTTGGCGGTGGCTTTGGGGCTTGGCGCTTGCGCACCGAATACCAAGACGACGAAGATCCGGACGACGATCGGCAGCGTATTTGCATTGAGCCTATCTTTGATGCTGATTCGTCGGTGTTCTTTGACCTTGAAGCCAAACGACAAGACAAATCAGACGCCAAGAAGTGTTTTGTCATTACATCAATGACGCGTGAGGCGTACAAGGCGACGTGGGGAGATGATCCTACTAGTTGGCCGAAAATCGTGCATCAATCTGAATTCGACTGGTGCACCCCTGACGTTGTTTATATCGCTGAGTATTACCGCGTCGAGGAAAAGAGCGAGACGGTGCGCATTTTCCGCACGATCTCTGGAGATGAGGAACGGTATAGTCAAGCTGAGTTCGACGAGGACGAGGAACTTGAGGAGCGACTTGCTGCCATTGGTTCGACCGAAGTGCGCTCGAAAAAGTACAAGGTAAAGCGCGTTCGCAAGTACATCATGAGCGGCGGCGGAATCCTTGAGGATTGCGGATACATCGCAGGGAAATGCATCCCTATCGTTCCGGTTTATGGCAAACGCTGGTTTGTGGATAACATCGAACGATGCATGGGGCATGTGCGACTGGCGAAAGATGCCCAACGTCTCAAGAATATGCAGCTCTCGAAGCTTGGAGAGATCAGCGCATTGTCGAGCGTTGAGAAGCCTATCCTCACGCCTGAGCAAGTGGCGGGGCATCAGATGATGTGGGCAGAGGATAACCTAAAGGATTATCCGTACCTGCTAATCAACCCGATCACCGATGCCAACGGCAATACGACCGTAGGCGGGCCAGTTGCCTACACCAAAGCGCCAAACGTACCGCCTGCACTGGCTGGATTGCTGCAAGTCACTGAACAGGATATGCAGGACATCCTCGGCAGTTCGCAGCAGGCCGACAAGATGGTGTCGAACATCAGCGGCAAGGCCGTGGAGATGATCCAGCAGCGGCTCGATATGCAGGCGTTTATCTACATGTCGAACTATGCCAAGGCTATCAAGCGCAGCGGTGAAATTTGGCTGTCTATGGCGAAGGAAATCTACGGAGAAGAAAAGCGCAAGATGAAGGCGGTCGGAGACGGCGGCGAGGTGTCGTCAATCGAGCTTTTGAAGCCCACCATCAACGAAGAGTCTGGCGAGATCGAGCTTGAGAATGACCTGAGCGAAGCTGCGTTTGATGTGGCCGTCGAGGTTGGCCCGTCCAGCGCCAGCAAGCGAGCCGCTACGGTGCGTGCGCTTACCGGAATGCTGGCAATCAGCGATGACCCTGAAACCAAGCAAGTGCTGCAAGCCATGGCGATGATGAACATGGAAGGCGAAGGCATCAGCGACGTTCGGAAGTTCTTCCGCAAACGCTTGGTGCGTATGGGCGTGATTGAGCCAACTGAGCAGGAAGCTGAAGAAATGGCCGCAATGATGCAGGGCCAGCAGCAAGACCCGAACGCCATCTTCTTGCAAGCTGCGGCTGAGGA